TAGTGAAATTATTATAGATGCTACAGAAAATGGTTCAGTTGATTTATACTACGACAACTCTAAAAAGTTTGAAACAACAAGTACAGGAGTTAGTGTTACAGGAGATGGTGTTTTTTCAGGAGAAGTAACAACTGATAAAATAAAAGGTGCGACATATACGTCTAATTCATTTTTAGATTTTGATGATGATAACGGTGTTGGTAGCGTATTAAATACTACAACATTGGCATCTATTGGTCATATGAATTTTATTATTGATTCAAATAATAATGGCTCAATTGATAAATTTCATTTTCTAAAAGGAAGCACATCTCCAAGTTCTGCAACATCATTATTGTCTATTGATTTAGATGGTCAATTAAGTTTAGGAGAATATGGTTCTGGTACATTCACAGGTACGGCTACATATAGATTAGCAGTAGATAGTTCAGGAGAAGTTATAGAAATACCTATTGGAGATGGTGCAGTAGATGGTTCAGGTGCAGCAGGACAAGTAGCATTTTGGACAGATACAGATACTATAGACGGAGAAAACAATTTATATTGGGATAGTTCAAATGACAGATTAGGAATAGGTACTTCGTCTCCTGATGCGACTTTAGAAATAAATAATTCTACAGTTAGTGCTTCATTATTAAAAATTGGTCAAGATTCTACTGGCTATTGGCAATTTACAAATGCTGGAAACCCTGTTTCTAGAGTTGCACTTTTAGCTAAAGATTCTTCGGGTGTAACTAAAATATCATTAAATCCAACGTCTAGCTCATACTTCAATAACGGCAATATAGGCATCGGAACTTCATCGCCTAATTCTATTTTAGAAATACAAAGTTCTTCGCCTGAAATGACAATAGGTGGTTCAGCATTAAATCAATTTGAGTCAGGTAGAATTAGATTTACTGAACAAAGAAATGCAACTGCAGGTTTTCAAGGTGGGTATATACATTATGACGGAAGTACAAACAAGTTACATCTTGGTATGCATAATACAAGTGATACAACAGTTGGTAATGATGCTAATGCTATAACAATATTAAGGACAAACCAAAACGTAGGTATTGGAACGGATTCGCCTACACAAAGTAAATTAGTTGTTGATGGAACTATATCTATTCCTAGAAGTGAAGGTTTTCAGTATTTAGAAAGTATATCAGGAGCGTTTAGAGCAGGTATATTTAGTACAGATACAAATGCTACAGGAGTAGGTTTTAATTCTTTGAGATTTTTTGTTAATAGTGATAGTACCGATGCTGCTATGGTTATTGGAGGAAGCACAAATACTAAAAATGTAGGAATAGGAACTACTTCGCCTTCTTATAAATTAGAGGTTAATGGTATAGCTAAAATTCATAATGGAATTATAACAGATGTTGGCGTTCCTTTAAAAATGATAGTTAATAATGGTGCTTTGAACGATTCAACTGAATTACGAACTGGTTCTGGTGAATTTAAGTTGTATTCTGGTAGATATAATTCAACACATCAAGCATTTGTTTTTGCAACTGGAGACAATTACACATCAGGTTCAGAAAGAATGCGTATAGATAGTTCTGGAAATGTTAATTTAGCAACTGGTAGATTAAGAATTGCTTCGGGTTCTGACGAAGGTAGCCAATTAAATTTATGGGCTGATTCTAACGGGTTTTGTTTTATTGCAGGTTATGATTTAGAAATAAAAACAGGTAATAATAATGCAAGAAGTACAAGAGTTAAAATTAAACATACAGGAGAAGTAGGAATTGGAACGACATCGCCTAGCAAAAAATTGCACGTTGTTGGTGACCAATTAATATATGGAAATTTATATTTAGAATCAACTTCAGGTAGTTATGGGCAAATTGCAATGAATACTACAGATGGGGCTGATAATCAATCTTTATATTTATGTGGGGGAGGAACTGCAAGTGGTGTAAGGGGTGCTCAAGTAGTTGTAAAAGGAAATGAAGTAAGTTCTGAAGGGGGTAGCGTTCAAATTCAAGCTGGAAGAGTATCTACAGGTGATATTATATTTAAAACTGGAGTTACAGTAGGGGAAAGAATGAGAATTGATGAAGCTGGAAACGTAGGAATAAACAATACTAGCCCTTCATATAAGCTAGATGTAACAGGAGAAATTAATGCTACAACAAGATATAGAAAAAATGGAGAAGATATAATATCTCAAAATTTAACAGAATTAAGATTAGCTGCAAGTTCATATTGGCAATCTTTTTCAGTATATACAGCAGGTAGTGAAAGATTATTTATTGATAGTTTAGGTAATGTAGGTGTTAGAGTACAACCAAGTAATGCTGATACTTTTGTTCGTGCGTTACAAGTAGGAAATGCTGCTTTAACTTCTGAAGATTATAATTTAAACTTAATGTCTAATGCCTATGATACTGGTTCTGGGTATAATAGAATAACTGCAGGAACAGCAGGAAGATTACATTATGCTACTGATGGAGCAATACAATTTTATAATGCAAGTAACAGTACAGCAGGAAGTAGTATTACTTGGAATGAAAGAATGAAAATTTCATCTTCAGGCGAACTTTTTTTATTCTCATTAACGTCAGGAGCAGGTAATTCGACCTTAAAATATAATACAGGTACAGGTTTAGTTACTTATGATACTTCTAGTAGATTTGTAAAAGAAGATATTGAAACTATACCTTATGGTTTAGATACAGTACTTTCGTTATCACCAAAAAAATATAAAAGAACAGACAGTAACAATAAAGTTGAAATAGGTTTTATTGCAGATGAAGTTCATCAAGTTGTTCCAGAATTAGTTGGAATGGTGGAAAAGAAAGTATTTACTGAAAAGGAAGAAGATACAGAAATAATAGCAGGTACAGTTGAATATGAAAAGATGACATCTATACTTGTAAAAGCTATACAAGAGCAACAAGAAATAATAAACGATTTAAAATCAAGAATACAAATATTAGAAAATAATTAATTATGGCAAATACTTATAATTGGAAAATTAATGCGTTAGACGCAAAAATTCAAGAAGGCGATAACAGCGATGTTATCTACACAGTACATTGGGGTTATATAGCTCAAGACGAATCTGGAGAACATCAAGTAGGTTCAATAGGTACGATGGGGGTTGAATATGACCCAGACAACTTTATTCCTTATGCTGACTTAACTAAAGACGATGTAGTTACTTGGTTAGAAGCAGGATTAGACGTTGAAGCGATGAAAGAAAATTTAGATAATCAAATTGAATTACAGATAAATCCAGTAGATGAAACATTAAGACCTGACTGGGATTAATTTATTATATTTGGATATAACTTTAAATTTAATACAATGTCAAAAATTACAAAAGAACAATTAGAGAAATTACAAGAATCTCAAAAGAAGTACGCTGCTATTAAGCACGACTTAGGACAACTTGAAGTACAGAAACACGGATTACTACATTTGTGGGCAGGTGTTCAAGAAGAAGATAACAAGTTCAAACAAGAGCTAGAAGAAGAGTATGGTAAAATAAATATCAACTTGGAAGATGGTTCTTATGAAGAAATAAAAGAAGAAGAATCAAATAAAAGTTAAACAAAATGAATGAAGTAAGTGAAAATACTAAATTAACACTCGATTTAAGAACAATCGGAATTGTAATTGCTGGGGCTGTTTCACTTGCTTTAATGTACACCGACCTAAATGCAGGTATAGAAGAAGCTAAGCTACTTCCAGAACCTGCTGTATCACGAACTGAGTATGATTTGAAAGACCAACTTATTCGTGAAACTATCGAAAATACAGCAAAGCAAGTTGAGGAGAACAGTAACAAATTAGATAAAATTGATGAGAAATTATATGAAATTATACAGAAATGAGACAGGTACTTGTTGTGGCTGCCCTTTTTGTGTATGCGATTAGTACTGCACAAGAATATACAGTTTTACATATAAACAGTTCTTGGAATACTAGAAATGATTATAGGCAGCTTTATAATATTAAAGGTGCTAAGATAGTTAAGGCATTATTAGAAGACCAGAGTCCTAATATTAAAAGACAAATAAAAGCTGTGCCAGTTATATTTATATATAAAGGAAACAGTTTAATAGGTAGATGGGATGCTGATATATCTTTAACAATAAAAGCACCAGTTGAAGAAATGCAAGAAGCAATAGAAAGTTCTAAATTTAGAAGAATAAGTACAGATGATTAGTGAACATATATCAGAAAAAGAAGGCACATATTCTATAACGGCTATCCGTCTGGGCATTGAAAATATGCCAGACGAATATGCAAGACAAAATATGGAAATTATTGCAGAGAGAATATTTGAACCTCTTAGAGAAGCTGCTTGTGGTCCTATAAAAATAAATTCATTCTACAGATCTCCTGAACTTAATAAAGCAATCGGTGGATCAGAAAGATCACAGCATTGTGAAGGCAGAGCAATAGATTTAGATGATACTTATGGACATATGAGTAATTCTCAGATGTTTCACTTTATTAAGAATAAACTTGACTTTGATCAACTTATCTGGGAGTTCGGTAATGATAAGAATCCTGATTGGGTTCACGTCAGTTATGTAGATGAAGATTATAATAGAAAGAGATGTCTAAAGGCTATTAGAGAAAACGGTAAAACTAAATATATAGATATTACTAACGCATAATGGATTTTGCTATAATCAATAGGTTTTATGACGGACCTCTTCTAGGTTTTACTTACTTTCCTGCGGAAGACGAAATAGATTACACTGAACTTAATATATATCTAATATTTATTATATTACATTTTAAATTCTACAACAATGAGTGATAAAAAGAAGTTTAAAGATACAACTGTCGGCAAGCTCCTGTTTGGAGCTGCCTCAGTCATTAATCCTACACTTGGTAGCGTATTACAAGGTGTTACAGATCCTAAAGAAGCGATAGCTGAGATTACTAAATCAAAGATTCCAACAGAAGACAAAATAAAATTACAGACACTAATATATGAGCAACAGAACAAAGAAATGGAAGAAATATCTAATAGGTGGAAAGCAGATGCTGCATCTGATTCTTGGCTTAGTAAAAACGTTCGTCCTATGGTGCTGGTATGGTGTATTGTCGTTTTTTCTTTTGCTGGTATCCTGGATAGTGTTAACAGTATTGACTTTCAGATAAATGCGTTATGGAATGATACATTTGAGAAAGTGATGATGGCTGTAGTATTAGCTTACTTTGGTGGTAGAACTACAGAAAAAGCTACAAGTATATTTAAACAGAAATAATGCCTAAAGCTGGTTATATACATAGATATAAAGTCAAGAAGAAAAGACCAGGCGTTCACTCTAAGAACGCTTCAGCAACTCAATCGGGTTATAAGAAAAAATATAGAGGTCAAGGTAAATCTAAATAATTATCGAACTTAAATATCTTACATTCGAACAATTTGACTGTCCTTATTCAAGGTATAAAGATACTGGATATAAGTATATGGACAGAGAGTTTTTATGGATGTTAGATCAAGCCTGGCATCTATCTAAGATTAAATTCAAAATATTAAAAGGATATGTTTCTCCTGACGGTCAATTAAGAACCAAAGAACTAAACAACTCAAGTCATCTTATAGGTAGAGCTGCAGAAATAAGATGCAAAGATCCTAGAAAAAGATATAAAATGATCACCGCCCTTTTAGAGGTCGGTTTTACCAGAATAGGATTCTCAGACGACAGAATATATGTCGATAATGACGATATGAAGCCAGACTCAATATGGTACTTTAATAAGCGTCGATTGCTTTCAAATAAATATCCTCACTTGGATCAATATCTTTTATAAGCTTATATATAAACCTAGAACGCTGTTTAACCGCCTTTTTTTCGCTTTTGCTGGCAGTTGAGCCTAAATACATATACATAGTCGCATCAACCTCTAAAAGCTCGTCTATGCGTCTCTTTTTACTCCAGTTCCTTCTATTCGCTATTTTAATTACTTTATCTTTAAATTCCATACCTAAATATACAAAAAAAATAGTGCTTGCTTATATAATATATACTATTATATTATATTATATATACTATTATATTGATATTATATATACTATTATATACACTACACAACAACTGAAAGTTGTGTAGTGTTAAAATAATATTATATTTGCTTTATGAACATTAAACAAGAACAACAATTTATAGATGATTATGTGTTGGTAGCAAAAACACTAGACGATATTTGGTGTTTAGGGGGTGAAGAGAAGCAACAATTAAGAGAGAGCTTAATTAGAATTGCTTTTTATGTAAATAAATTAGAATCGGATTCTTTTGTTAATTAATTTTTTTATTATATTAGCCAGTATGAAATCATTACACACTAAATTGGTGCAGGTTCAATCAGAACTTAAAGCACCTAAAAACCAAAGGAACAAGTTCGGTAATTATAATTACAGATCTTGTGAAGATATCTTGGAAGCTGTTAAACCTATTTTGTCTAAACACGAATTAGTTTTAACTATAAGCGACCAGATAAATAATGAACCACTGTATTGTGAAGCTACGGCAACAATTTCAGATGGCGAGAACACAATAAGTGTAACTGCGCAAGCAGGTATAGATCCAAACAAAAAAGGTATGGATGTTGCACAATCTTTTGGAGCTTCTTCTAGTTATGCTAGAAAATATGCTCTTAATGGTTTATTCTTAATCGATGACACTAAAGATGCAGATGCAACCAACAAACACGGGAAAATAGTTTCTGAGAAAGAAACGTTAACCCCTAAACATCCAAACTTTAATAAGGTAAAACAATACCTTAGTAACGGTGGTAATCCAGATATGGTACACGAAAAGTATAACGTATCAGATGCTGCAATGGTGAAGTTAGTACAATCTTAAATATTTATATTATGTCTTTATTAGGAAATGTTTCAATTGATGTAAAGAAAATAGATAAGTCTAAATTATATAAAGGACAGTATCTAAATCTAGACATCAGCGTAAGGGACGAAACTAATCAGTATGGTCAAAATGTATCTTTATTTTATTCCAGGACTAAGGAAGAAAGAGACAATGGAGTCGAGAAGTCTTACATCGGAAATGGTAAAGTGATTTGGACAGACGGAAAAGTTACTGTCGCTGAGAAGCCAAACAAAGAAGAACTGGTTGATTTTTAGTGTTCAATTTGTTTTTGTGGAAGGTGGGTGTAAAAGCCCACCTTTTTTTATCTCTAATTTGATATGACGTTAAAAGAAAAATTTCAACAACTATCTGACCAAGTATTTGTAGATCCTAAAGAAACGGTAACTTACCCTCCAGTTGCTTTGTCATATGGTTATTATAAAATAAACGATGATTATTATCCAGTACCTATCGGAACATATGGAAACTTCAGCTTTATCCAAGCTCCTCCGAAAAGTAAGAAGACTTTTTTTGTGTCTATGCTTGCTTCTGCTTATATATCTGGAAGCACCGAATATACAGGAGACATTGAAGGACATAGAGGAGATCTGAACCTAGTACACTTTGATACTGAACAAGGTAAGTTTCACGCACAAAAAGTATTTAAAAGGGTTTTGCATATGGCAAAAGCCGATAACACCAATTATGATACATACGGACTTAGAGTATTATCAGTACAACGTAGAATAGAATTTATAGAAATGTACTTAAATCTACACGGACAAGATCTCGGATTTATGATTATTGATGGTGTAGCTGATTTAGTCAATGATGTAAATGATATTGTAGAATCTAATAACGTTGTTCAAAAGATTATGGAATGGACACAAAATTATAATATACATATAGCTTGTGTAATCCATAGTAATCATAATTCAGAAAAACCAACAGGACACTTAGGATCTTTCTTAGAAAAGAAAGCTGAGTCACAGATACAATTAAAAGTAAACGACAACGACAATAAACTAGTAAAAGTTATATGTAAACGTAGTAGAAATTTTCCATTTGAGGAATTTAGTTTTGAAGTTGATTCTTTTAGTTATCCTAGACTTGTAGATAAAATAGACGACCTACTAAAATTTAATAATGGAAATAAATTTAACTTTTAACATTAGACCTATACCTCATCAATCTGTTCAATATAGAAGAGGTTTTGCTTACACACCAAAAAGAATTATAGAGTATAAAAAAAATATTGTAACTTTAGCTAAACAACAACTACCAAAAAATTATCAAATGATAAAAGCAGGAACTGAAATTACTGTAGAATCGTTACACTATATATTTAGATATCCTACTAACTTTAGTAAAAAGAAAAGAGAAACCTTTTTATATAGATCAGGAAGACCTGATTTATTAGATAATATCAACAAAGCATTTATGGATGCCCTCGAAGGTGTTGTGTTTGAGAAAGATGAGAATATAGTTCACGTTAAGGATCTACAAAAATATTATGGACCTGAAGATATGATTAAAATAAAATTAAGTTATGAGTGATAGAAAAAAGATACCTGTTTTTACAGGAGTGTTAAATTATTTTCCTGATGCTATAAGAGAAGTAGCTAAAGTTTCTTATGCTGGTAATGAGCAACATCATCCAGGAGAACCTTTGCATTGGGATAGAGCGAAGTCTACAGACGAGCTCGATGCCTTATCTAGACATCTTATACAAGCTGGTACGATTGATGATGATGGTATGAGGCATTCAGCTAAAGTAGCCTGGAGAGCTTTAGCTAATCTACAGAAAGAAATAGAGAATGATAATGACACTTGGTTTAAAGAACAATACAACAGAAACAGAGATCCAAAGGATCATATAAAATAATAATATGGAAATAATAAAAAGAGAACAAGACAGATTTCACCTTTTAATAGATAAAGGTAAGGTTAGAGATTTTGAAACAATGTACGGAAAGTCCTTTCAATTATCAATGATTGAATTACATTTAGAATATGATAGACTTTGTAGATTTTATTTATATGAAAACTATTTAGAAGATGTTTATATATTGTCTAATCATTTAAAAATTGAACATATTCAGTCAAAACAAGATTTTGATTTCTATGTAAAAAAATTATCTATAAGTAAAAAGATGCCAAAAAAAATGTATGAAAGAAGAAAGTCAATGAATTTAGTCATACAATCTATGTTGGAAGAAGGTGTTAGAGATGCTTTGTATGATGCTGAATATATAGAGCATATGCTTATGCAAGAAAAGAAATATAGATTAGCATATGAGATTATTGAAGAAAAGGCTATAAAAGATTATAAAAGTGATTTTAAAGAAACTAGCTAAAAGAAATAAAGAATGGAAGAAAGTAGCTTTTTCTATTTGCAAAGATTACGATCTAGCAAATGAAATGGTTCAGATAATGTATTTCAGAATGATGAAATATTTTGATGAGCCTTCAAGAATTATGGTTGATGGAGAAATAAATAAGATATATATTTATGTTACTTTAAGGAATATATTTTATAAATTAAAGAATGATAAAAAAAAGATTGTCGAATATGAATTTAAAGAGTTTGATACATTTGATGACAATTTTGATACTACTAAGTATAGCACAGCTTTAACATATTCATTTGAAGACCAAATTGATATGGATAAAATGGAAGCTGCAAATGAAAAAATTATGTCTATGATTGAAAAAGAAATCAAGACTTGGCATTGGTATGATGAAAAACTTTTTAGACTGTATTATTACACAGATAAAAGTATGAGGGATATCGCAAGAGAGACAAGTATATCTTTAACTAGTATATTTAATTCCTGTAAGAATTATAAGCAGATTATATCTGATAAGTTTGGAGAAGATATTATGGACTTCTTTAATAAAGATTATGATAAAATAAAATGAGAAGAAAAACAAAATCACAAATTAATAAAAACATTAAATTCATTCGCTCAAGCGAATTTGAAGCAACCTATTATTTTAGTAGAACTAACAGAAAGTCTAGTTATATAGATAGATCTTTAAAAAAGTAAAATATGAAAGAACCAAAAGATAAAAGAACAAAAGCGTACAAAGAATGGAAAAAGAAATTTGACGCTGAAAACGAAAACAAGTCTGAAGGACTTGGAGACACTATAGAAAAAATAACTGAAGCAACAGGAATTAAAAAAGCTGTAAAGTTTTTAGCTGGAGAAGATTGTGGGTGTGATGAAAGAAAAGATAAGCTTAATAAATTATTTAAGTATAATAAAACAGAATGCTTAACAGAAGAAGAATATCTGTTCTTAGATGACTTATTCAAAAGTAAAAAGAGAACAATACCTGCTCCTATAGTTATTAGATGTATAAATATATACAACAGAGTGTTTAACGCTAAACAAAAGGGAACGAGCTGTAGCTCTTGTTTTGTAAATAATGTATACAAACCTTTGAAAAAAATATATGAGGCTTATCTATAAAGAAGAAGATCTCTTTAAGTATTTAAAGTTAAATTACTTTCCTGACTTGGTACAATCTAAAAAGAAGATGTCTAAGTGGGATTGTTATTCTGTAGACAATAAATATAGAATAGAACTTAAATGCAGGACAAGACATTATAATACTTTATTGTTAGAGAAGATGAAGTATGATGCAATGATCAAGACTTGTTCTGAACATAGAGATACTCCTCTTTATATTTGCAGTACGCCTAAGAATGTTTACTGCTTTAATTTATACACAATTGAACCTAGTTGGGAAGTAAACTACAGAAACCCTGCTACAACTCATTTTACTAACAGAAAGAGGGTAGCCAAAGAAGTAGCATATTTAGACGTAATAGACGCAACAGTATTATGATTTGGTATTATAACTTTTCCAGACCAGAGTTCGATGATTACGAAGTAATTTACTATATTGTACACAATGAATATAAAATTATTTGATGGCACTGTTTGGTCGCAAAAAGATCTTCTGGATAAAATGGATGATAATTCTTTTTATTACGGTTACCTTGGTGTTAACTGTTTATCGTCTAGTTCTGTTAAGAAACTTGTTGATGGCGTTGACAATTATCTTTTCGAAGATAATAAGTTTGATCCAAATTCTAAGCCATTGAGAGATGGCAGATTAATTCACGTGACTATATTAGAGAATGATAAGCTTGATGATTACTATGATTTTGTTGATGTAGCTACAAGAAGAAATAAAGAGTACAAAGAAATAAAAGAAACAAGCCAGAAAGAAGTAATGTTGTCAAAAGAAAGATTATGGGCTGAGGATCTGAGAGAAGCAATAATGCAAAACAGTAGAGCTGAAGAATTAATTCAACACGGTCAGTGTGAAGTTCCTGCAATAGGTTACATACAAGGCTTGCCTTTTAGAGGCAAAGCCGACTGTTTAAATTCAGACAGAGTTATTGATTTAAAAACTACCAGTGATATTGATAACTGGGATTATAATAAATATTTCTATGGTTATGATATTCAAGCTTATTTATATTGTGAATTATTTAAGAAAGATAAGTTTGAGTTTGTAATTATAGATAAACGAACTAAAAAAGTTAAGACGGATATAGCTGATGACCATTTTATCAAGTCAGGAGAAGAAAAGGTTACGAAGGCAGTTAAGAATTATATTAGGTATTTTGGATTCTAAACATCCTGTAACTCAATTGTATTTTAGATTGACTTGTAATGATATTATAGAAGGAGCGAATGACAAAGACTTGAACATAAGTTTACATTTCTTTGAGGAGCTTGAATTATATGAAGAATGTTTAGGTATTCATTTAGCTAGAGAGTATGCAAATTTTTTTATATTTACGACACTATTAAATAATTATTATGACTTTGAACCAGATACAAGAATACGTCCAAGACCAAACAGGATTGGATTTAACAACCAAAAGTAGAGGAAGAGACTATGTATATGCTAGAGCTATTTATTTCTATTTATGTAGAGAGTATACTCCTTTCACTACAAAAAAAATAGGAGAGTCTTTAGGTAAAGACCACGCTACTGTATTACACGCTATAAAAAATGTGATACCTATTGTGCTAAGACACGAAGAAGCTTTAGCTAATGTTTGTTTAAATTTTAGAGATGAGAACAGATCTTATATAGATGTAAAGAAAAGAAAGTTAGATTTAATGTTAGATAATAAAAAGCTTGTTATTCAGAATGAGTTATTGACTAACGAGCTAAATACCATAAAAGGTAACAAGTTTTATAGACTGTCTCAAAACATACCAGAAAAACAAGAGGAGATAGCTTATAAAAAGTTCTTAGATATATTATGTGATTTGTCAAAGGATAACGACAAGACAAAGGTTTATTCAGGTTATAGTTCTGTAGATGCTTTTTAAATGCCAAGAAAGAAAAAGAGATGTAATCCTAGATATGATCTTGATGCCATTAGCTGGTGTTTCAATAACGGCTACAAAGCTTATCCAATACCTATACTTCCTCAGCAGAAGATGTTTAGGATTGTTCTTGAGTACAAAGGACAAAAGAAAGAATCAAAAGAACTCTATGGAAAGAAAGAATGGAGTGATAAGATTTGGGAACTATATGAATTAATTTACGATCAAAAATGCCCAGAAAGAAACCAGAAAGAAAATATATGAAATCTACCGATGGTAGAAAGAATAATGGTCAGAAGCGAGGAGACGCCATTTTAAGGCGTTCTCTGAGCACTCCAACCAAAATTAATAAGGCTATGAAGGTCAGGTCAAAACTATTGGCTACAAAGGCTATAAAGGATGTTTATGGGTCTGAAGAAGAGTTCTGGGTTATGGTTGCTGAGAATGCTAAGAACTCACAGTTCGACAGAAAGATGATAGCTGAGTACGTTTATGGTAAACCTGGAGAGAACTTAGATATTACAAAAGGAGCTGAGAATGTAGACATATCTATTATGAATTTCTTTCAGGGTACTCCACAAATAGAAGAAGATAACACAATTGATATAGATGAAGACACCGAAGCTGAATGATAAATATCAAGCCTTTGGAAATGACTCCAGGTATTTTATTATAACAGGCGGTAGAGGTTCTGGTAAATCTTTTGCTGTTAATGTTTTCTTATTGCTGTTGACTTATGAAAGAGGTCATAAGATATTATTCACCAGATATACAATGGTATCTGCAGCTTCATCTATTATTCCTGAATTTATTGAGAAGTTAGAAATGATGGGAGTGAGCGAAGACTTTAGAATAACTAAAGACGAGATCACGAATATTAAAACTAAGTCTAGTATATTATTTAAAGGTATACGTACAGCTTCAGGAAATCAGACCGCATCACTTAAATCGTTAAACGCAATAACTACTTTTGTATTGGATGAGGCGGAAGAGCTTACAAGCGAAGACGACTTTGATAAGATTGATCAATCTGTTAGGGTTAAGAATAAACAGAATAGATGTGTACTAATATTAAACCCGACTACAAAAGAACACTGGATCTTTAATCGTTTCTTTGAGAACAGACATATACCAGATGGCTTCAACGGTATCAAAGGAGGCATTACATATATTCATACAACCTACCTAGACAACAAAGATAACTTATCTATATCATTCTTAAATCAGATACAAGATATAAGAAGAAGAAGACCAGAGAAATATAATCATCAGATTATGGGAGCCTGGCTTGAGAAACAAGAAGGTGTTATATTTAGAAACTGGAGGATAGGAGAGTTTAATGAGAACTATGATGTTTATTATGGTCAAGACTTTGGATTTAGTATTGACCCAACAGTATTAATGAAACTGAGTATTGACAAGAAAGGTAGAAGAATATTCTGTAAAACGATGTACTGCAAAGCTGGGTTGTCAACAACACAGATTGCAGATTATAATATCAGATATGCTGGTCCTCATTTAATTATCTGTGATAGCTCTGAGCCACGTCTAATAAAAGAAGTGAAACTCAAAGGAGTTAATATAAGACCGACCGTTAAACGCAGTGGGTCTATACTTACTGGTATTGCTTTACTTCAGGATTTTGATTTGATTGTGGATCCTGACTCCACTGAACTTATAAAGGAACTCAATAATTATGTTTGGGCAACTAAAGGTCAAACAAAACCTGTGGATAAATTTAATCACTGTATTGACGCAATCCGCTACGCAGCTCAATACGCTCTTGAAGGATTTAACAAAGGATCTTACTCTATTCGTTAAACGCAATAGGGTTACTCTTAAACATAGTAGGGTTTCTTCATTAAACGCAATAGGGTTACTCTTAAACGCAGTAGGTTTAGAGCTCATCTTCATCGTAAAACTCTGTCCATTCCTTGCATTCACTACATCTTTCTAGATCAGGTTCGCCTAACCAAGGCGGAGCTGAACAACATTCTGATTTTAAATACATAACAATTTGTTAACATTAAGTTAACACTAAACTACAAAACTTTTTTTAATATTGCTATAAATATTTATTATATGACACAAATTGAACAATTTATTAATGAGACTGAGAATGGTCAAATATTCTCAGCTACCTTCGTAAAGAAGGATGGGTCTCTTAGAAAGATCCAGGCACGTAGAGGTGTAACTAAAGGAGTTACTGGTAAAGGATTATCCTTTGATCCTCTGACTAAAGGTTTACTTCCAGTGTATGATATGCACAAAGAAGGCTTTAGAATGATTAATCTTAATACTTTAAAAGAAGCTAAGATAAAAGGTAAAACTATAAAATTTAATTAATATGAAAAAAGAAGAATTTGAAAAGTTAATGAGAAAAAGTCTAGGAGACATTTTACTATATGGTGAAAAGGATCTTGACAAACATTTTAAAATTAAAAGTAAAGATGATGAGAGAGCTAGGTAGAATATTAAAAAGGTTCTGGGGTGCTAAATGCCCCCAGTACTGGATTTGCGTTCCTACAGAAATGGAAAGCAAAGAAGCTAAGGAAGATTTTATCTTCCAGACAATAGAATTTTTAAACAGTAAAATAATTATCAAAGATGATACATTCAGCAGATATTAGAAGATTAAAAGACGAGGCACAGCTTAGAGCTGTGATCTCGCAAAGAGATAGCGAAATTCAAGAGCTAAAAGAAAGAGTTGAAGCTTTAACAATAAAGGTTGAAATGCTTCAAGAGTTTATATCCTTCGCGGATGACAAGTATAATTCAAAAACTAATAACAATGGATAATTACACAGCAGTTGGAATTGCCGAAGGGTTTTTGATCCCTAAATATGAAGAACAATATTTAGAAGCTTGGCAACACATTTACGACCACAAACTACATTTAACCCTGCAAGGTAGATTTGGTCGAATAGTTAATAATTTAGTAGATGCAGGATTTATAAAAACAAATAATAATGAGTAAAAGTAAATCAACATACGTTCACGACATTCATACACTACAAGGATCTGACGGAGAGCTGTATCTAGGATACGGCGATAATTGTCAGGTTGTTATGGAAATTAAAAGTTTATGGGATTGGCTACCAAGTATAATTGAGGTAGCTGTCGAACAAAAGAAAGTACAAGATCTTTTTGATAAAGAAGAGTTTGGAAGAGCAATTGATAAGCTCGATAACTTTGTAGACTTTTCTGATCCTGAAGTTCTTAAACGCAGTGGGGTTGAGAAGTAATTCTTAAACGCAGTAGGGTCCTGCTTTCTTAAACGCAGTAGGGTTCTTCTTAAACGCAGTGGGGTTTCCTTCCTGAAAGGTCTTTTTTCGGGTCGGGAGCTCCGCGGTTTTCCTCTGTTGTATGTGCGTCCTGGCTTTCATCTTCACAATATTACGGCGCAAATATTACTTATATATTTTTACAACTTTAATTTTTGTTAATGTTTACTTAACATTAAATTAACACTGTTTGTCTATGTTTGGGCTATGGAAAATAAATTTAATATCAACGATTTAGAGCTCTTTATCAAGAGTTTTAAATATTGTTATTTCCTCGAAGGGGATGACAAGACACACAAAAGGCTAGACGATAGCCTAGAACTACTAAAGGAAATTAAAAAAATAGTAGTAAAGCAAACGGAACCTCAAGACGTTTATACTTTAAATTATTACGTAGGCGGGACGCCTGGAGACTCTTATAATTTTGGAGTCTTTACAACGTATGAAAAAGCTAAAGAAAAGTTTAACAAAGTTGTAAATGATTACGAGTTAAAATCTGAAGACAACGAGACACTAGAAGACCGCGAAGGTTATCTTTACTGGGATAATGGCGGGGACTTTTGGGGAGTATTAGAAATTGAAAAAACAGAATTAAAAAAATAAATTATGGGACAATATTATAAAATAGTAAACAAAACAAAAAAAGAATATTTAGACCCGCACACGTTCGGGAATGGAATTAAATTAATGGAGTTTGTGTCTGACGGTACTGGCACGCTCCAGGGCTTAGCAATTTTGCTGACTGACGGTAACGGAAGAGGCGGCGGAGATTTACACTCAGATAGTAAATTGATTGGCTCCTGGGCTGGTGATGAGGTTTATATCTCAGGTGATTATGCGGACTCTGGGCTTTATGAAAAAGCTGAAAAATACAAAGATATTTCTGTTGATGTTTATTGTGCTTTATTAGAAGATAGCTGGGTTAAAAGTGAAGTCCAAAAGAAATTCACGGAGCAAATAAAGTCGGGCAGGTATTACTTTACAGAAGGAGAAGTTGAAGTAATGAAAAAGGCTTTGCCAGATGTTTATGGATTATTTAACGCTAAAGAAAAAGGCTTAATATAATGGAGATGTTAACAGTTAAAAAGGCGCCAGGGTATAAGATACCCGCGCGCCTATTATCGCCAGGCTTTACAAATGCGAAGACTAAAAAGAATAAACTAAAAACATTTATTTTATATTTGGCTCCGCACAAACAAAACAGTAAAGGAAAAAATATTTGCCCGTTTGCGTCTAAGGGTTGCGCGGCTGCGTGTCTCTACACGGCGGGACGCGGTAAGTTTTCAAATGTTCAAAATGCCAGAATAAATAAGACGGAATATTTTTTGGCTGATAGAAAAGGATTTCTAAAACAATTATTTAGCGAGATTTACAAAGAATATAAAAAGGCTTTAAAAGGTGATTATAAGCTAGCAATAAGATTAAATGGAACTAGTGACATTGATTTTTTGCACCTGCTGAAAAATACCTACGGTTTAGATCTACGATTAGCAAAAGGACGCCTTCTGTTTTATGATTATACTAAGGACTTTAAAAGGGCTTTAAAATATAAGGATAATGAATTTTATTCTTTAACCTTTTCACGTGCTGAAGATAACTGGCAAAAATGTAAAGAGGCTCTAAATAATGGCGTTAATGTTTCGGCTGTGTTTGGCGGTAACCTTCCGCGTTATTATAAAGGTTTTAAAGTTGTAGACGGTGACGAAAGAGATGACGTAATGTTTCAACACAGTGGGGTTATTTTAGGACTTAGGGCAAAGGGTGACGCTAAAAATGATTTATGGTGCGGTTTTGTAATTAATAATTATGTCTTATGAAAAAATCATATTTAACATTTAAATTACTGTCGGATTACTTTGGAACAAAACAAAGTAATTTGACAGAGTCTGAAATTATGGATTTCATAATTAACTTAGTTGTTAATGAAGTAAATGATGAAGACGTAGACGAAGCGGAACAATACAAACTTTTAAAGGAGCTTATATTTTTTGCTGTTGATTTAGAAGCTATTGAAGAATATCTAAAGGACTCTTAAACGTAGTAAGGTCTATTAAACATAGTGGGGTTTCTTAAACACATTAGGGTTTTTTTTCTGGGGCACGAGCTCCAGCGCTCCAGGAACCAGCCCGAAAATAAAACAAATATTTTTTATTAACAAATGTTAACTAATTAGATTTTTTTGTATATTAGCCATATATGAAAACAAAAAAACAATTTCAACACTTGCAGAACTCCAGAAAGGAGGCGCGCAAGTTGAAGGCTGTGAAAAAGAGTAACAGTAACTTCATTTTAAATCAAATCTTTGAAGACCAGTACAGAGGTTTAAACAAACCTTTTAGACTGGAAAGCGAACAAGAAATCATTGACAGACTGTTTAATTATAAAAGAGACTAATGAAAAATAAAGATTTTACTCAATTTGGTGAAGATATGTACAAGCCGTTTAATATTAACGGCTCAACTTCTTCTATTGGATATTATAACTTAATTGTGTCAACCAGGGATCTAAAACTTTGGAAGGCTGGACTCAGACCGCACGCGGGCTGGAGACTTTGGCACGTCAAAAAGTATTTCGGTATTACTGGAAACATAGATACATTAATTAATAAGGTGGAAGAATTAAAAGACGCTTTCGCTTATTGTCAATTATTAGGTTATGAAGAATAAAACGCAATACATAAAAATCACAAATAACGCTGAGAAAATCAGTCTTGTTGTCCTGGATGAATTAAACGTCCGAGATTTCCAGGAATTTAAATTCGGACAAAGAGTAATTTATACTACATTAAATAAGTTAGTTGATTACGGATTTATTAACGCTAAAGATATAAACGAATGAAAAAATTATTTACTAAAATCATTTTAAGTGACAGATTTATAAAACTGTTTGTCTACTTAACCGCCTTTACATTAACAATATTTTTCTCCATTGAAATTTGATTTGTTTTTAATTGGTGTTAATTTCTAACCTCCTTAATTTTGAGGGGGTTAGATTTTACTCTTCTTACTTCTCCCTTCTTTAATATCATTTTATCGTTCCCCAGGTCCCGACCTCAGAGAAAACGCCAGAAAACGACGTAAAATGAGCCCCACGATATGTAAGGGACCAAGTTTAATCAAATCAACCGAAAACGATATGAGTTGTTTAAGGGACGCTTATTCAGATCCAAAATAAGCACACCAATAAACATCAGAAAATCGCCTAGTAATAATGAGTTGGACGCTCATCTAGCGTCTAACGAAATACTTGTAATAATATAGGTAAAAAATTAGATAGAGTATGCCCGAGACCACTCTATATATATTTTTAAATCTAGTTTATTGTTGCTGTAGAGAATCTTTTGACGTCATCGCTTTGTGGCGATTCTCGTCAAAGCTATATATAGATAATCATTGAGAAATGACTTTGTTGTATTTTCAGGGGGGTAACTTATCAAAAGTTATTAACAATGGATCACTTGGTACAGAAACATAGTATTTTAATTCTCTAAGTATGAGTAAAACTTATACAATAGAAGTTCCACTTTCTTTAGATGATATTCAATTACACAAGTACCAAAAATACTTGAAAATGCTAAGTGAGAATCAGGACTCAGAAGACGACAGCTTTATTAAACTTAAGCTGCTAAACATCTTTTGCGGTATAACAATGAAAGAAGCTTATGAACTTCCAATATCTCAATTTGATTCTATTATAGATCACTTGATAAAATTGTTAAATGAAAAAAGTGTATTACATCACAGGTTCACTATGACAGATCCAAAAGGGAAAACAATTGAATTTGGCTTTATACCAAATTTAGACAAAATGACTTTGGGTGAGTACATAGACGCAGAAAATTATATGTCAGACTGGGATGAAATGCATAAAGCGATGGCGGTCCTTTACAGACCGATCATCAGCGGCAATAAGGATTTCTACAAAATAGAAAAATATGAAGGTAGTGATAAGTACTCAGAAATTATGAAAGACGCACCTGCATCTGTAGCTATTGGTACAA